GTCTTATTAGACTTACTTGCTTACAATACACACTACCTAGGTTTCAATGCTAATATGTTAGCAAATGAAATGTACCTAGACAGTGCTGACATACGAAAGAATATTGTATCATTGGCAAAGATGTTAGGTTATACACCAACATCACCTAAGTCACCTACTGCAACAATTGACATCTTATTAAATAATGTAACTAGTAGTCCAGCAACTGTAACTATGACAAAAGGTACAGCCTTTACAACAACTGTAGATGGCGAGACTTTTCAATTTGTTACAAACGCAGATCATACACTAACACCAACAAGTGGTGTTTATAAATTTTCAAGTATACCTATTTTTGAAGGTACTTTAGTTACATTTAAATATACAGTTGACAGTACAGACGTTGACCAGAGATTTATTGTACCAAGTGTAACTGCGGATACTTCAACATTGAAAGTTTCAGTACAAAATTCAGCTAGTGATACAACAACTAGCACATACACACTAGCAACTGGTGTAACTAGTATATCGGCAACATCTAAAGTTTATTTTTTACAAGAAATGGAAGACGGTAAGTTTGAAATTTATTTTGGTGATGATGTATTAGGAAATAAATTAGATGATGGTAATATTGTTATATTAGAATACATTGTTTCAAATAAAGATGAAGCAAATGGTGCAAGTTCATTTACATTATCTGGTAACGTTGGTGGATTTACAGATGTTTCCATAACTACAAGTTCAAATGCTCAAGGTGGTTCAGATGCTCAAACAAAAGAATCAATTAGATTTAATGCACCATTACAATTTTCAGCACAAGATAGAGCTGTGACAACAGCAGATTATGAAACTATTGTACAATCAATATATCCGAATGCTCAATCAGTTTCTGCTTGGGGTGGTGAAGATGATGAGACACCTGTATATGGTGTAGTTAAGATTGCAATTAAAGCAGCATCAGGTTCTACTTTAACAAATGCTACAAAAGTAGATTTAGTAACACAATTAAGAAAATATAATGTTGCTTCTGTTAGACCAGAAATTGTTGATCCAGAAACAACGAAAATATTATTAACATCAACAATTAAATATGATGAAAAAGCTACAACTAAAACTGCTACTACTTTAAAGTCAGATATATTAACTACATTAACAAATTATAATACAGATACATTATCTCAATTTGATGGAGTATTTAGATATTCAAAAATTACAGGTTTAATTGATGGTTCTGATTCATCTATATTATCAAACATCACTACATTAAAAATTAGAAAAGACTTTACACCTACATTGGCTTCATCTACAAAATATAGTATATATTTTAGAAATGCTTTATATAATCCACACTCTGGTCATAATGCTACTGCTGGTGGTATTTTAGAATCAAGTGGGTTTAAAGTAACAGGTGATAGTACAACTATATTTTATTTAGATGATGATGGACAAGGTAATGTAAGACGATATAGTTTCTCAGGCGCAACAAGAGTTTATGCAAATACTACTCAAGGTACAATTGATTATGATACTGGCGCTATTATATTAAACTCATTAAGTGTATTAAGTGTAGAAAATATTAGAGGTGCAGCTTCGTCTAAAATAGAATTAACAGTAACACCATTTTCAAATGATGTTGTTCCTGTAAGAGATCAAATATTAGAAATAGACACAGCCAATTCATCTATCACAGTCGCTGCTGACACTTTTGTTGGAGGATCTGCTGATGCAGGAGTAGGTTATACAACAACAAGTAGTTACTAATGGCTAAGTTTACCAAAAAAATAACTAATTTAATTAATCAACAAGTACCAGAATTTGTACTTGCAGATCACCCTAAATTTTTAGAGTTTGTTAAATCATATTATAAGTTTATGGAATCCGCAGAGATTACTCTTGCGAATATAGAATTAACAGATGGTATACAATTAGAAACAGAAACAGCACAAACAAACAGTTTAGTATTAGACGCTTCTAAATTAGATTCAGATAGAACACAATTAGATGAAGGTGATAAAATACTTTTAGAAGATTCTACTTATGGAAAATTTCAAAGAGGTGAAACTGTTACAGGTCAAACATCTAATGCTACTGCCATAGTTTTATCAGAAGATTTAGTTAATAATAGATTATTCATATCAGCACAAGATAAGTTCATACAAGATGAAGTTATCATAGGTTCAATTTCTACAGCAAGAGCAACAGCATCAAATTATAAACCTAATCCTGTAAACAACATACAAGACCTATTAAACTTCCGTGATCCTGATAAAGCTATTTCTAACTTTTTAACAAAATTTAGAAATGAGTTTTTAAATACATTGCCAGAAACTTTAGATGCTAGTGTAAATAAAAGAAAACTAATTAAAAATATTAAATCAGTTTATAGAGCTAAAGGTACACAAAGAGGACATGAAGTATTTTTTAGATTTTTATTTAATTTAGATTCAGAAACTTTTTATCCTAGAGAACAAATGCTGAGGGTATCAGATGGTCAATTTGATACTAAAAAAATATTAAGAGCAATTGGTACTGTTGGTGAAACCGCAGATTTAGTAGGAAGAACAATTACAGGTCAAACATCTGGTGCAACTGCTATTATAGAAAATGTATTTAAATTTCAAATAGGTGCAAACACAGTAACAGAATTTATTTTAAATGAAGATACTATTACAGGTACTTTTGTAACATCAGAAGAAGTTAGAGGTACGTCAACAGATACTTCAGATTCATTTATTAAAGCAACAGTTACAGGTATACCAAATATTGTTTCTATAACAAATGATGGTGGACTATTGATTCCAAGTGATTCTATTACATTGGCAGGTGGTGGAACAAGTGCTATTATTCAAGTAGATAATGTTGGCTCTGGTAAAATCACAGAAGTATTAATTGATGATGCTGGTACAGGTTATGCGATAGGTGATAATTTAACTTTCACAAATACTAATACAGGTGGTGGTGGTGTTACAGCAAAAGTATCAGTTGTTAATGGTGGTATCACAACAGAGAACGGAACGTCTGGCGCAAGTTCAACAGATCATATTGTATTAGAAGATGAAACTGTAAGAGGTGATGTATATACAGGAAATAAAATTGTACAAGAAGCTGGATCAGGTAATGAAGATATTACAGATATTAGAATTATTAATGGTGGTAATGGTTATACATCTTTACCTACAGCAGTAGTTACAAGTAGTGGTGGTAGTGGTGCTAAAATTATTCCATATGGTGCAGAAATTGGAAGATTACTTAATACTAAAAAGATTGAGTCTGGCGCAGGGTATGAAGCGTCACCTAGTCCAACAATGAGTTTACCAAGTACAATTATATTAAAAAACAAAACAGGAAGTAGTTTTGTAGTAGGAGAATCTATAACAGGATTTGATGCTGGTTCATCAGCAATAACAGCAACATTTGTTTCATTTGATTCTAGTAATAATTTGTTAGTTGTAAAAGACGCAACTGGTGAGTTTTTAACAAATACAACAATCAGAGGTGCTAGTTCAGAAATTACTGCGACAGTATTAAAAAATGATTTAGCAACTGCTACAATAACAGTTGGTGCAGTTGTAGATACAGCTGGTTCTTTCATAAATGAAGATGGACACTTATCAGAAACAACAATGAAGATACAAGATAGTTTATACTATCAGGATTTCTCGTATGTAATTAAAGTTGGTAGATCAATTAATGACTGGCGAGATAGTTTTAAGAAGACTATGCATACTGCTGGTTTCTACTTTACTGGACAAGTAGATATTCAAAGTAAAGTAAATAACCAAATTAGAAGTTTCACAGGTGTTAATAGTGGACTAGAATTTGATCCAGGTATTGATCTAGTAATTAATACATTATTCTCTAGTATCTTTGGTAGAAGATTAGGTACAGTAGATGATGGTACTACATTAAGAGGTACACCAGAAGCAGGTGTTGATCCTGACTTTACAGATTCTACAACAGAACACTTTACAGCGAATACAAGAGATTTAACTCTTAATAGAAGTATGACATTAAGATTTAGTTTAAATAGATTTCCTATCACTATAAGGGGTTCTCTAAATAGATATGGTTACGCTTATTGTGGACCAAGAATGAAAACAATAAACAAATACGCACTAAATATGATGAGTGGAAGTGGAGGCAGAGCTGTGACAACAAATACAGGTGGTGCCACAGATAGTACAGTTACAACATCTATATCACCTATGCAGATGCATAATTGGGCGAATTTTAGATTGACAGGAACATACAATACGAATTTTGACGGAGAGTTAGTACAATTCCAAGATATAACAAACGAGTATTTAAAAACAAATTTAGCATTACCAACAGAAATCACAGAGAGTTAATGTATAAATATAATAGTAAAAAGAGGAAACAATGCCAGCAATAATAACAAACAAATTTAGAGTCCACAACCAAGAACAATTTGTGGAATCATTTACAGAAACTGCCAAAAATATCTATTATCTAGGTATTGGTAGACCCCAAGCATTCGCAACAGCAACAAGACCAGACGCAAGAACAGATAATTCAGGTTCAGACGCAAGTCCTTTAACACCTGTAGATTCAATCGGAGACGAATTTTATACTTTTGACGATTTGCTGGCAGCAAAAAAAGTAACAAGTTCAGATGTTTCTATTGTTATTCCTCGTAGAAATTGGGCGACTGGTACAGTTTACGATTATTATAGACACGATTACGGTAATAGAGTTACAGGTGGTACATCTACTCAAACTGCCGCTAGTGGTGCAACAAATTTATTTGACGCAACATTTTATGTTATGTCAAGTGCATTTAATGTTTATAAGTGTTTAGATAATAATAGTGGCGCTAACTCAACAGTAGAGCCAACG